GATGAAATCGAAAATGGTTTCCTTAATGCTGCTTCGGTTGGTCACTTAATCATTGTTGAGACTTCGCTCGATGATAATTTAAAGCTTCCAAATCAATCCGGCCCAACAGTAACAAAATGGTTCAACCGCGAATGTTCGCTTGTTGATATCCCAGGCAACTTCAATGCCCTGGCTCTTTACGATAAGGACGAGAATCCTATCGACCTCGCTGATTTTACAAAACCGAAAATACAAACCATGAAAAAGATAGAAATCTCGGCTGCACAACTTGCTGCCATCAATCTGAAAGCAGAATCAACCGAGACAGAGTTCTCCACTGCCTTCAGTGATCTTGTTGCCAAAGCCGCAAAGGCTGATCAGTTGCAAACTGAATTGAATGCCAAGACGAACAAGGTAACCGAATTGGAAACCAAAATTACCGGGCTCACTGCATCTACTTCAGAAAAAGAAGTGAATGATCTTGTTGCTGCCGGGATTGCCGATAAAAAAATGACGGTAGAGGTTGGTGAGAAGTTGAAGAAAACTTATGCGGGCAAGCCTGCCGAGTTGAAGGATTTGATTGCCGCACTTCCTGTTTATGAATCTGCCACCTCGAAGATTGAGGAAGAGAAGAAGAAGGGCGAAAAGAAATATCAGGATTTGGCGGCTAAGTCGGGCAATGACCTGATGGAGAGCGGTGATATGGAAATCGTGAAGAAGGAATATCCCGAGCTCTACAAATTGAAGATGGAGGAAATTAAGAAGGAAGCGAACGGATAGGAATTATCCGAATAAGAAAAACGATTTTTTAAACTCAATAACGAAATTTTTTAAACTCAAAATCACATGGCAGTACAAACCGAAGTCTGGGTTCGTTACATCATGAACCGCCTTTTCAAGGATAACGCATTTATTGCGAATTGTTTCAATGATGATCAGTATGTGGTCGGCGGGAAGATCGTCCACATCCCACAGCCCGGTAGCAAACCTACCATTGTGAAGAACAGAAGTTCTTTCCCCGGCGTAGCAGTGCAGCGTACTGATACCGATATCACCTATACGCTCGATGGTTACACAACTGATCCCACGCAGATCACTGCCGCCGACATGCAGGAAATCACCTACGACAAAATCTCAAGCGTATTCGGTGATCATGCCGGATTCCTTGTGGAGACTGTCGCGGATGATTTACTCATTAAGTGGGCAACGGGATTGGCGAATATAGTTCGCACGTCAGGTGCCGCAGCTGCGGCACCCGTGACCGGACAAACCGGAAATCGCAAGGTGATGCTTGCCAATGATTTGAAGAATCTTGCCAAGCAGATGAATTTGCAAAACGTGCCCAAGATGGATCGGTTTGTATTGTTGGAATCCAACATGCTCGATCAATTAACGAATGACCTTACGCAAACTCAGTATCGCGACTTCTCGCAATATTTTGATGCGACCAACAATGTGGTTGGGAAGCTGTATGGCTTCAGCATCATGGAGAGAAGCAACGTCACAATGTCATCCAATGCCGATGCAATCAATCCGCTCGGCGCGGCTGTTCAGGCCACGGATAACATTGTAAGCTTGGCATGGCAAAAGAATGCAGTGGCGCGCGCCCTGGGCGAACGAAAGTTCTTTGAACGTAAAGATGATCCGTTGTATTACGGTGACGTCTATAGCGCATTATTGCGCATGGGCGGACGCAGGAGACGCTCCGATGATAATGGAGTATTTCTGATCTCAGCGGCAGCTTAAGATAAAGGGTTTAGGTTATTGGTTGTGCGCCCCGTAAGGCGCACAATTTCAACCCGATTGAGCGAATGGCTAAAGACGAAGAACCCATTGACCTAAACAAGCTTTCGCAACGCGAGCTCCTTATACTTCTTCACTCGGATGTGAAGGAATTGAAAGAGGACATGAAAAGCGTTCGTGAGCTAGAGATCAAGGTGAGCAATATTGAAACGAAAAATAAAGTGTGGGCGGGATTGGTAGGATTTTTTACAGCACTAGCAACCATTTTTTTTGAACGACAGATTCGATGAAATACCTCAAACTAATAGTCAAATTTTTTACCACGTGGAATGAGCTCCTGCTCGGCCCTCTTGCTGTCGTGCTTTGGTTTTTATCAATTCCTTTCATTCACCTAATCGATGAAACTGCCGCCACATTTGATGCGGCTATTTTTCAAAAGATAATTTTCGGACTGATTGCATTTTGCACTTATAGCTTCAGTGCTTGGATTTTGTGCCGCATTCAGTTCCCAAAAATATTTCGGCATTTGTCCGAAAGCTTTGATTATAATTTTCAACTATTAACCCCTTATCAGCAATGCGTAATATCCTTATCTGTGCTTGCCTATTATTTATTGGGCTTGGCACTCTGTGCGCTAATCCTGTAACGGATCAGCAAGTCGATCGAAAGGTCGTCATTGAAAAAATCGTAACCACATACTCTTCACAGATCGGTGTGCGCGAGCTCACCGGCAACAATGATGGCGTACAAGTGGAAGCTTATCTAAAAACGACAGGTTTCACGAAAGGCGCTCCGTGGTGTGCGGCATTTCTCTCCTGGACATTCATTCACAGTGATGTAAAGGCGATTCAATCCGCATGGGCTCCGGCATGGTTCCCTCCGCTAAAAACGATTTACGAAAAAGGACGAGCGAATAATCTTGTGCCTGAACGATCGGATATAGGAGGTCTTTATTCACCACAGCGCGGAATAATCTTTCATGTGTTCTTCATTGATGACTGGCCAAAAGATGGGGACTATGTGATCACCGTTGAAGGCAATACCAACAATGCAGGTAGCGCGGAAGGTGATGGAGTTTATCGAAAGCGAAGGTTCAAAACAAACATATCAAAAATAAGTCGCTGGACTTAAAGTCTTAGCGGTGGTTGTGGCCGGGTGCAGTCGCGAGGCTGCACTCACCATGACAACAAAAAAACAATCACCAAAAAAAACAAATCATGAAAACAGTAATTCAATATTTCTACAGCCACCCAAAATCTACCGAATGCTTCGGCACATCCGATGGATTTTTATTCCACGAACAGCATGCCGCTGTGGCACACGCCAATACGCTCAAGGACAGTTCTGTGAAAGAATTTGAGCGTGATGATTTTGAAGGCGAGATCAAGAAGCTTGAAGCCGAAGAAAAAAAGGCCGCCGCAAAATCAGTCGAAACTCCTGAAAAAGATAAAACATCAAAAGCCAAAGGAGGCAAAGGAAAAGAAGGTGAGGGAAAAGATGGCGAAGCCGATGCTGGAAAAGGCAGAGGTGATGATGAAGGAGATGCCGGAAAAGGCGGAGACGGAAAATAATTCACTCATTTTTTAAAAATCAAATAGGCCATGAGTTTACCTAAAGTAACAATACTCTACACCAACGATAACCTGCTTCAGGACATTCAAAATCTTGATGGCGTTGGTGGAATTGTCGGCACCGGAACGACTTCGGGTTTGCTTGGTGTGCCTTGCGAGGTAAACAGCCTAGCCGATGCCGAGAATCAGGGATTTACTTTGGTAGCCGAGCCTGACATGCACCGTCACCTTTCCGAATTCTATGGCGAAGTAGGCGGCAACCAAACGCTTTGGATCATGATCGTGCCCAATACGATGACGCTGACTCAAATGCTCGACGACACGAACGCAGCGGGTGCTAAAAAGCTGCTCAGTGCAGCTTTGGGAACTGTAAGGTTGCTTGCTGTTTACCGTCATCCGGTTGGTGGATACAATGGAGGTGCAAACTTTATGGATAGTGATGTCGGTGCCGCAATTACCGGATCGAAAACATTTGGTGATGCACGGCTCGCGGAACTTTTGCCTGTTCGTATGTTTATCGAGGGAAGGGTGCAAAATCCGGCAGCGGCTAACACACTAACGCCAAGCGCAAGCACTAATGGTTATTCGGGAGTTGTTTTAGGAGGCTCTTTAAACGATGGTTCAGCGAGCGTTGGGCTTGCTTTGGGCAGAGCAGTTAAGTTTGGCGCTGAAATAAAAGTTGGTAAGGTTGCCAATGGCGCACTGAACATTCAGCAGGTTTACATTGGAACCAATCTTTTGAAAGATGTTGCCAACCTCGCAACGCTTCATGACGCCGGATTTATCAGCTTCATGACTCATCCAGGGAAGGCCGGATATTTCTTTGGTATTGATCACATGGCAAGCACGGATGATTTCCGATTGCTGGCTTACGGTCGCATTATCGATAAAGCCGCCCTTGTGGCTGCGGCTGTTTATACCGAACAGATTGAAAGCGAAGTTGATCTTGATGCT